CTTGAAGCGAATAAGCCACCGGCGAGATATTGAGAGTCAGGTTGAGCGAGTTTAGACCAGCCGTCCAAGTCCAACCCTCGACAAATCCTTGAAATTCGCCATTTGGCATATTGGTTGGAAGGTTGGCAATATTGAGCGGAAGGCCCATAAAGACGTTGAGAAGAGCATCGCGATCAGCATCGTCTATTTCAGAGCTACCGAGAGGGAAACTGATTTGCTTGAGGGCGAACTCGGGGTAAGCGCGGATAAGGAGATAGAAAGCGGCTTGGGCTTGAGCGTCAGCTTGTTGTCGAAGGGTTGTGCTAATTGTGGCCGCTAATTGGCCAAATAGGGATATTGAGGTCGGGTCGCTGTCTGTGACGTTGCTGGCCGAGTTGTTGCCGTAAGCGATAGTAATGGCATTACGGACGTCGCCAGCGCGTTTTGTAATGGACAACGCTGGGCCGATTGCGTGATTGCCATCTAAATCGACATATCCGTTGACTGAGAGGTATTGACCTCGTCGGGTCGAGTCCGCGTAACCGATTCGGCCTTGGGCATCCTCGTAAAGATAGCCAAGACCAGAAGTGGCATACGAGCTAGCTAGGTTGTAAACAGTATCGTTCAAGCCAGATTGCGAATGAAGCTCATAATCGCCCGGCTGGTCGATTTCGCCTAGACCGCTGTTTTCGGCATTGGCCCAAGTGGTCGTTGGGTCATAGTCGTTCCAAGTGACGCCAGAAGGAACCTCGTCCCAACTATCAAATAAAACTGTGCTTAGTAATTCATAGATTCGGTCGCCATCAAATTGATGGTTGAAGTTGCCGGTATAAATTGCTCGAGCCAAGCGAGCCAAGGCTCCTACGCCTACGATTTGAATTCGTTGGCTTAGAGCGGTTGAGCCAGAGGTTTCGACTGTGATTGACAAGTCGCTTAGGAAGCCACCAAAGAGACTAACCCAATCGCCGTTGGAATCTTGAACTTCAATGGTTAGAGGGTCATTGATTTGGTAAGGAACGTTTGACTCATTTGTTTCAATGAGACTGAAATTACAATATCCAGCAACCGGCTGAGAGTAAATATCAGAACGCCCGGAAGTAATAGTTAGACCGCTCAAAGTTGAATTCGTTACTGTGTAACCATTGATTTTGACTCGATAAACGGGATTCCAAAGCGTCATAGGATTAGTTGGCTACTTCCGCCGCCAGAGCGTCGCTCGGAATTGTTGAGGGCTTCAATAACTGCTCGCGTAAATCCTTGTTCGTCAATAACGCTCGGGGCATTGACATTGACAATAACGTTTCCGCGTTCATCGCCAGCTCGAACACCAGCAACGTTGAAATTATTTGGAATTGCGTTACCGCTAGGAACTGACAACGGAGTAATTGTTGGAATGGTAGGAGTTGGGGTGATTGTGCCAGTTGATCCGCCGGTTGTTCCACCGCCTGTAATACTGCCGCCAGTTATCGTTGGCGGTGTAATTGTGATTCCTCCACCTGTCGCGGTTCCGCCGAATGGTAGGCCACCCGGAGCGACTGTGTTAGATCCTGTTGAACCGCCTCCGCCGAAGCTGACTCGATTGATTGTCGGAGTATCTGGGCCAGTCGTCAGCGCGTTCTTTGCCCTAATCAGAGCATTGATTCCAGCAATAGCGGCGTTGATGATTGGCTCAAGAGCTTTGAGAGCTATCGAGACCGCTTGGACGATACCACTAGCAACTTTGCTCAGACCCGAAATTGCGTTGCCAAGAGTGAAAGTGATAAATGGAACTAAGAAGTCTTTGGCGAAATTGTAAAGTCCCTTGATAGCTTCTTCATTATCTTTGAAAGCTTTGATAACTGGATCGATGGCCGCTTCTTTGAACTGTTTGAGTCCGGGAATGGCAGTCGTTGTGATGAATGTCAGGAACTTTTCAATAAGTGGCAATAAAGCGGTTCCTAGAGTTTCCTTCGCCTCATCAAAAGCAACTTGGACTCTGGCGATTTTGCCTTGGAAGGTGTCGGCTTGAGTTGCCGCCGCGCCTCCGAAAGTTGAGCTCAGTTGGCTGATTGCTCCTTCAAGTCCGAGAGTCTTTATCTCAGCGGCAGATAGGCCAACACCTAAACGAGTAAGCGAGCCAGTATTGCCTTCATAGGCTTTACCTAGTGCGTTCGATACTGTCTCAACGTCTTTGCCAGTAGCGGCAGAAATATCAAGGGCTAAAGTCAGTAAATCTTGCGACTTAGTTAGGTCGCCAGTTGCGATGGCGAGTCGCTGATAGGCAGGGCGAAGTTGGTCATCGGCAACGCCAGTAGCCAAAGAAGTCTTGAGAATTTGTTTTTCGATAGCGGCGATTTGAACGTCAGTCGCATCGGTGACATTTTTTAGAGCATTTGCCAAACGTTGCTGGGCGGCTTCGTCTTCGATTGCGGCCTTGACTCCATCGACTGCCAACTTGACAGCATACGCGCCAGCGGCGGCCGCGGCCGCGGCAAATGCGACTTTGGCTTTTTCACTAAATTTTTCAACTTGTCCGGCAAATCCATCAACTTGATTCTCGGACTTTTTCATATCCGCAACAAATTGCTTTGTCTCAGCTAAGAGTTCAAGTTTTAGTGTGCGCCATTCTTTAGCCATTTACGCAGTCCATTTCTTTACGACTTTATTGATTGCGTCTTCCCAGCGTCGAGTTAGTTCAGGCTGAATTCTGCGAAGGGTCGGATATATAAACCAACCTCGGGCTCCTGCGCCATATCTGCCGCTATACGTCGGAAATTGTGGATACTTACCTGTTGGATCACCAAATTCCAAGCCGCCCCAAAGTTGCTGTGTCGTTGCTCCACCAGAAAAACGCTGAGAGGCAAATCCGAAAGAGATGCGACCGGTCTTTGATGTTTTGCTAACTTTACCGCCATCGACGATTCGTTGAACTGCTCTGGCTGAAATTGTTCGGCCGTATCCGGCTTGGCGGATTTCATCATAAGCATACGACGCCAAAGCGTTCGAAGTATTGCGAGCCTCATCGACAGCTTCATCCCCCATCAAGGAAAACGCTTTTGCTAATTGCCGAAGTTCGCGCTGGGTGTATGCGCTGAATCCGCTATCTGCCACCATTCCGCTCCTTCAGTATTTCAATCGCCGTTAGGACTTGGTCAATGTCAGTCCATTCGCTCATCGGTATTCCGGTTGCTATCGCGATTTCAACGATAAGACGATTTATGCTTCCGGACTCGTAGCTTTTGGGCTTTCATCTCCAATCGTCATTTCTTCGACCGACAACTCCCAGATTTCCTGAGACTTAGTCGGCTTTCCTGCCGCTTCGCGCTTGTAAGCGAAGTAAGCCAAGTCGAGGAAATCCGCTTGCTGATAAGCCGAAATATCCTTCATTGAATAAATCGATTTGCCAGTCTTACGTTCCCACTTGGCCCATTCTGGTAGGCCAGCGGTGTAAGTGACTTCCTCGCCGTGACTATATTTGATTGTAATTTGTAATTTCATTGCTCCCGATGCTCCGATCTATTAGCTGAAAGATTCTGAAGGCTGTCCGACGACAGTCAGAGTCCAAGTGTCGGTGAGTGCTCCGGGAGCGGCTCCACCTGCGCTTGGGAAGATTGGTAAAACTTGGAATGAGAAGGTAGCACCTGAAGCCGCTGTGAAAGATACAGCAACAGTCGTATTAGGTGCGGTCTCAGCATTTGCCCACATTGACTCGAACAATGATCCATAAGCAGGGTTTGCGCCCCAGTCTTGAAGAAGTTCGATTGTGAATGTCCATTGCTTATCAACAGACTTATATGCGCGACCATCAAGAGTCTGATAGGTCTCGATAATTGTCTCAGCTGAAAGGGTTGCTGAGGTTGTTTGAGCGTCATATGGCTTCGTATCAAGTGTGAAGGTCACATCGCGCCCTGTGATAATTGTTGTGCTCATTGGGTCTCCTATGCGGTTTGCTCGTAGCGGACGCTCAAGCGGATATCGGAAACGAGCAAAGTAGTCGTTCCCACTTCAGTCACAGTCGGTCTTTCGACGACTGATAACTCATACTTGGAAGCGTTGAGCTTGCCAAGAATACCTAGTGTTAGTTGCTCCAAGTTATCAAGAGCGGCTGGGTTGCTGAAATAGGCAACGCAAGCTGTGATTGTGTAATTCAATTTGACTCGGGTTGTTACTTTGCCTAAAACTTCCAATTCCATATAAGGAGAATCCGGAACTATGACAATAGCTGGGACGATGGGTGTCTCGGGAACGGAATCATAAACGTTGGCACTTAGAGTTGAAAGTGCTGTCTTGATTGCGCCTCGAACGTCGGTCGAGATTGGCATTAGCCCACCATCGCATCGACGTCAAGATAAGGGCCAAGAAGACCAGTTACTTTTGCGAGAAGATTCTTAGATAAGCGGTAAGGTGTTACTGCGAAGTCGATTCCTTCGATGGATCCGCCAGAGGCTGTGCGAGCTTGAAAGATTTCGACAGAGATAGCCAATACCGCAGATTCGACGTTAGGGTTTCCGACATAGGTTGAGAGGCCAGAGAGAGCAGAGTTTCCTGCTGGGATAATGTTCTTTTCCAGTATGTCAGCATTTGTGATTGCGGCGGTAAATACATAGTCGGTGATTTCGTCGTCGGTTACTGTGTGAGTTCCGTTGAATGGCGAACCGCATCCAGTAATAATGACGGATTGGCCTTGAGTAAATTCGTGAATTGTTGCGGTCTCAAAATACGCAACGTTGTCTTCTAATTTGACTTTGTTGATTTTGCTTTGGAAAGTGACCAGCATCGGAAGAATTAGATTTTCCGAAGTGTCGATAATATCGTTTAGATAAGCATCGTTATAAAGGGATGACGAGACGCCAAGAATGGTTCTTAGCTCTGTGGCCGTGACTATTGTTGGCATCTCGCCTTCCTTTCGATTTAGGGGTCTAAGCCAGCTCGGGAGCGGACTGGCTCAGACTATTGAGATTTACTACGCGTTGTCGTTCGCTGTGTAGCCACCAGGAAGTTTTGGAGCTACTGCCGCATAGCCGTAATACATTACGGAGATTTGGCCGCTTGCGATTACGTTGGTCTGAAGTGTCAGACGTGGGCTCTCGTAGAATGTGAGAGCGTCTGGGTTGATGACGTAGATTGATCCGTCGCCAGTTCCAGAGAGTGAGCGAGAAACGTAGAGGTCGAGACCTGCGACGTTGCCGCGAACGCTTTGTGGTGAAAGTGCGCCACCGGCATTCGAAGGTTGCGACGCAATATAGATTGGGCGACCTGCGTCGTTCAATCCCATAATTTCAGCCCATACATCTGGGGACACTACGACGTTGCGAGCAAAGCCAAGCGAGCCGGTATAGCAGTTCTTTGCCGCATTAGCAAAGAAAGCAAGGTAGTTAGCGGCGGTTGCTCCAGCCTTAGCGGTTGAAGTTGTTGCTGTTGCGGATGCGCGAGTTACTGCGTAGGCGTCAGTTGCCTTTGCGTATGCGAACTCCATTTGACGGACGAGTTCAGCAAAGAACGCTGGGGAACTGCGGTCGATTAGTTCGACGGAAACTGTTTGCTGTCCGGCGAACTTCTTTACATCAACAGAAATATAAGCTGTTCCCATATCTGTCTCAGAAGGTGCGCCTTCTTCGTTTGTCAATGCCACAGTCGGCGCGGTGTTGATACGAGGCAATTCGAAGGTCATTCCGGAAGCCGCTAGGGTTTCGCGAGAAAGCGCATCGATGAATCCGCGATCGCCATTAGATACGCCATTGATGAGAGTTGTGCTCTGTGGAGTTGGGATAAATCCGGCGTTATCTGTTGTGTTATCAGCGGCGCGGAGGTAAGAACGTGCGTCATCGTCGCCAAGTGCGGCGCGGATGCTGTTCTCTAGGTATTTTGCCTTTGTGAATTCAAGGCGAGGGGCGGTGTAGAAAGCTGGGCGTGATGCCGCAACTGTCTCGACCTTAGCAGCTTCTACCGCTTCTTCGACGGCAGGAACTGGAGCGGTAGTGTCTGACACTTGGTCTCCTTCGGTTGGTTTGTCTGCGTCAGCGGTTGCCGGAGCAGAATCTTCTTTAGTTGCTTCATTCTCTGAAGCGGCAATAACTTCAGCGACTCTTGCTGAATCGATTGCTGGATCTGTGACAAGGCTGACCTCGTCGAGTGTTGCCGATGTAATGTTCATAACGCCTTTTACATTAGTCCATTCATTTATTTGCGCACCGACACTAAAGCCATCGCGTAATCCAGTTGCGGCCTCTTCCAAAGCATCATCCGCCGCAAAAGTTTTAGCTAAAACGAACCGCGCCGTGATTCCTGAATCAGTCACTTCGTACTCGGCGAGGCGTCCTATCGGTCTTGTTCTGTCGTGCTCAAGCAATAATTTTACATTCTTCATTTCGATTGAATTATTAGCGAACACAGTTGGGCCGACTGAAGTGTTGCCCTGTTCGTTCCAAGTCACAATAGTTCCGCTGATTGTGCGCTTTACTGTGTCAGCGGCGGTGACAGTCATTGGCATACTAATTTTCATTAGGTATCAGGTCTTCCTCTCGTTGAATCTGTTCGACGCTCATCGCACCGATGCGGTTTAGGATTTCATAAACCTGAGCGCGTTCTAACGCGTTACCGCGAAGGAAATCGTCAAGTGCGAATCGAGTCATTACTGGATTCGGTACGAAGTCCGGTAATGAAAGTCTTTCTTCAATCGCTTTCAAAATTGGGCGCAGAGAGAAATCAACAAGTGATCGCCGTTCAGAAACAGCATTGGAATAAGTCATAGAAGTCGTCTCTGCGCTCAAGAAGTAAGCTGGGATTCCGCAAGCGCGAGCCAATTCGAGGGCGACGTATTGTCTAGCCTCTGCGAGCTGAAGCGACTTAGGATCGAAACCAAACTCTTTCAAATCAACGTCAGCATTGAGAAAAGCAGTTGAGCGGGTTTGACGAGCAGTCTTCCAAGCAGATAGAAGTGAAGAAACTCTTTCGGCGGTTAGGTTTGTGCCATTAGATTTCAAAATCATTGAAGGGGCTGGCTCTTTTGCGTAATTGACAGCCGCGTTTTCTAGAAACACCGCCGCGGTAATTGTTTTACCAGCTCTGTGAAGTAATCCTTCATCTGGGCCATCAAAGCGAATGATTGAGCCGACTCCATTGATAGGAACCGGAGAACCATCAACTCGATAGCCGGTGATTTCGGTATTGTTGGAATTAGTATCGACTGTGACGCGGTCTGGACTTACGCGAGTCCAAGCTCTAACGCGACCGCCGTCAGTTGATGAATACATATCAAGAACTTGGCCGTAACCGACACCATAAAGCCAAATATCTTCAGCAAGCCAGTTATAGATAACAAATCCAGCTACGCGAGGGTCAGGCTGATTGATAACGCGGTGAGGATCGACATATTGACCGGTGATGCGGTTGAAAGTTGTGAGAGGTAATGAGCCGATAGTTCCGCAGATAATATTTCTAGCGCGAGCGACGGAAGGAACGCTCATCGCAAGAGCTCTTGTCGTATTTGTGGCTCCGCCGAGGATATTGTAAATCTGATCCTGAATCTGAACCGGAGTTAGCGCGGCAGTTACATCAACTGTTTTCGCCGCTTTTACTTCTGGAAAGAAGAAATCTCTAAATGCGCCCATTTGACTAATATTGTAAGGCGAGTGTGTTACATAATCACAATATCGACGCCATCATTGGACTTAGTGGCGAAGTGAGTCGCCATCGCCGAAGCAATAGCTCCACAGATGACCGCGTTACTAACTTTTCGACCCATTACCCAACCGCCATCACCGAATGGTAGTTTGACGGCGGAGAGGCATTGTTTGGTCAGCTCGTCCTGTCCCGAGTGGGCTAACCGCTGAGATGAAATAGCACCTAGGAGTTCGTCACAGCTTTGCGCGTAATCTAGACCATCGATGGGCTCAGTCCTAATTCCAGCCGGAGCCAATCTAGCCGCGACCGCTGACGCTGTTCGGGCTGAGTAAGCCACAAGTTGGACTGGGTACTTTCTGAACCATTCGGCTAGGTCGTTAGCCAAGGCTTTATCGTCCAAGTTCTGAGGATTGTGCCAAGTCTGAAGAAGGATGACTTGGAATTGGTCGCCCTCAAGTTTCTGGCTGGCAACTAGCGCGGCTTGTTTGCGGTCAGGGCTGAGATCGATAGCGAGCCAAGTATCGGCCTCAGGGTTGAGTCGAAGTCCCTCAACTTTACAAGCGTCCCATTGGGAGGCATTGATAACGGGATTTATTGTGTCCACCCACTGGGTCAATACCTCCGTGCGGACAATGTCTTCAGGGTCATTTAGTA